CTTTATAGGGCTTAGAAATAAACAACATAAATTGCTTAAAAGCATCTTGCGTGATAATGCCAGACTGCACGAGCGGAAAGAATGAGCTTGAAAACTCAGATATTGAGCGGATGTATTCAATGCGATCAGTTTTTTCTTGTTGTTGGTCAATTTTGATAGTTGAATCGGTTTCAACATCAATTGCAAAAGTTCTTAGTTTATCATCTTTAATAAGTTTTTGTAACTCGGCGCCTTGCTCTGGTGTAATTGCATAACCTTTTAAATCTTCTAAGGGTTTCTTCATTGTTTTTTTAAACTGCTCTTTGGCTTGCTCATTTAGTTGTTCTAAACTAGCAACTTGCTCAGGATTATTAGGGTCGGTTAGTGATTGAGCCTCTTTTAATAAAGCATCTAATTTGGCTGTTTGTGCTTTTTCAATTGCTAAAATGTCAACGATTTTAAGTTGAGTCATTTGTGCTAATTCTTCAATAGAATAATTTTCAACGGTCAACTCGCAAAGCAATCTGATTAAATCTCTAACCCAAAACTCTAATTCTTTTTGAAGCGGTTGAATTCGGCTAATTGCAAAGTTACCTTTTAATTGTTGAGCCGTTGCCGTTTCTGAGGCGGTGGTTACGCCCCGAACAATATCACTAATGCCCGTAATATCTCTAATTGAAAAAATTACGCGGTCTTTCCTGTCGTTTAGTTGTGCAATTGTCGCGATAATTTCGCCGAGAGGTTTAAACATTACTAAATCTTGAATCTTTTGATTTCCAGTTGAGAGCATTGGCGTCATAGTGCCATCATCACCATTAAATAAACCAACCATATCAGATTTTTCCGCAATTGACGAATAAAGACCAGTCGCCTTGCACTGCTCAACTAGAGAGCGTATGCGGGTGTCAATTGTGTTAAGTTCTTCTGCTTGCGTTTTGTATTGGCGATAAAGCGGAATTGGTCTTAAATCAATTGGATTAGAATTTGAGCCAAGTGGCGCGGCTATTGGAAAAAAATCTTTCAAATTATAAGGGTCTTCATCGTTTGAAAGAAGAGTGCCTCCACCGTTTAGCGTTAAGAATAAACAAGATTTTGTTTCTTTGTCCCAAACTTCCCACACTTCAGCCATGGAAAATAAGTCATTGTTGTTTTTTTTATTTTTATCCTCACTTAATCTTGTCGCATTTAAAGCAACTGCGTTTCCTTTTTTTTCACCAAAATCTTCAACTAATTCATCGCGGGTTTTATAATGTCTAAAGGCTATCCATCGGACTTTTGACCATTCTTTGTCAGTTGACATTCTAAAATCTTTCCAGTCAACATATTCAATCCTGCATTTCTTTTCAGAAGCATCTATTTCATATGTTTCATCTTCTAATTTAACTTCTTTTTCAGGATCATAGCAAACACGAGCCACGCCACGCCCACCAATTAAAAAATCATCGCGACATTTAGAGATTACGGTTTCGGCGTCGGAATCTTTCAAATATAAATCAATTAAACGCTCCATCATTTCGGAAGCCACGCGATTAGTTTCGTTAGAATCTAAAAATCTTTGTGTTATATTTGTTTTCGGAAGTCTAGAAAATAAAAGCGGGCGAAGTGTTTGTGTATTAGACCAGAAAACATTGTAGCGTTCTTCTGATTTTCCTTCATTGCTGTAAACTGTAAAATTTTCGCCCGCTTCTGTTTGCCATTTTTTCTCGTATTTATCGGCATTCTCAATTTCTTTCGTCCATATATCAACAAGCCCAGCATCACCCTTAGAGTGCGTTAAATCTTCTTTATTTTCAACTTGAACACCTTGCATTTATATCAAATCTAATATTTGTCATTTCGGTGACGCGTGCAAGCCTCTAATTTTTATTTTTGCTAAATAATTATATTAGTCAAGTGATTTTCTGTTTTTTTTCTTAATTTTCTTTTTAAATCTTTGTTTTCTGTGGTTAAAGCTTCGCATTTGCGCTCAGCTTCCATCATCCGATTAATAATAAATTGATGATCAAGCTGTCTTTCTTTTGCGCGAATTAGTTCTAATTCTAAATTTTCAATTTGTTGTTTCATATTTTTATTTTTACTTGATAATTTTATTTGTCAACAATTATTTTTTACTGTGTGCATAATTTTTGGGATTAAAATCTCGATACCATTGTTCTTCAAGAGCCATTTGAGTTTTAGGAACTTCGACAACGATAGGGCGAGACATGCAAAGATAGCGCAAAGTATCGCAATTATGAACAATTAAACCTCCTTCGATTGTAAAAGAATTAGTTTTAGGCTCAAATAGACAATAAACTGGTTGTTCGCTCCAATCTTCTACGCTTACGCAACGCACTGGCTTTGCAATTATTCCCGCAAAATTTACTTTTGTTTTGGCAAGTTTTTGTTGTAAAATATTCTTTTGAGCAATTTTGACAATTCTTTGAAATTTCTTTTTTTGTAAAAATTTCTTTGCAATTTTCTTCCCAATGTTTTTTATGCCATTTTTTACCATCATTGCTTTTATGCCATAATTTAGCAAATTCTTGTGCTTTTTTAATATTTTTTCTTCCAATTTCTTTTTTGATTTCATCGTTGTGTTCTTTTGCGTGCTCAACAAACGACAAACATTCAAGATTAGATAATTGATTATTTGTTTTGTCTTTGTCTTTGTGGTGAATATGGCAGTTTTTAGGAATTTTACCATTTGCATCTTGCCAAACCAACCTATGCAGTCTAACGCCATTTTTTTGAAAATAATTGCCACAAAAATAATAATTTTTATTTTTGTATTTTTGAATTGTTTCACTAATAATTTTTGGTTCCATAAAGCTAATTGATTATTAAAATCTTTAGCATATCGCCAAGTATCAGTATTGTCAAGTATTTTATGTTTAGGAGTGCATATTACAACAACTCCATTTTCAAAAATTAGTTTAATAGTCTTTGCTTTTGTTTTAGTTAAAGATGGGTAATATTCGTTTGTCCATTCATTGCCCGCTAGTATTTTATGAATTTCTGGATTTAATTTTTCAATTGCAATTTTGCCTTTGTCAGTGTCAACCATTGTTCCTGCAATAAAACAAGCATGATCTTCTAAATCACTATTTAAATCTTCGGGCTTAGAATTATCATATTGCATGAGCGGAAGCGTTCTAATTAAATTCTTGCAAGTGTTTACAAAATATAAAAGCGGTTTGTTATCTTGTCCGCTAAACCTCGCTCTTATTTGTTGCCAGCCTGCTACCCGTTTATTGTCCGCTGATTGCCAGTAAATTTTCTCTTTACTCATTTGTTCCGCAATTGATTCACCACTTGAAACATCAAATATTGCAGGATCAGCAACCATATTATCCATTTTTTCACCCTGTTGCATTTCCTTTGTATTTTTAGCAATGTCGCCAGCATGCATTTTTAAGCCTTCATTTGCTTTACCCGTGCAACCGTAGAACTCGCGATAAATAATAATTGCACCCCTCGGAAAGCTTCGTTTTATACCACCACAATCAACAAGCGAGCCATCACTAACGGCACCCCAAAGAACACAAAAAGGTTTAGAATAGCCCCAATCAAACGCACGAATCTTAAACCATTCGGGAGGAATAAAAAACGGCTCAACAATATGCTTAGTTTTGTCAAAATTATCAAAATAAGCTCCGTCGATGCAATCCCAATCTCCATCTAACATTGCGCGCGCTAATGCACCGCCCAAGCCTTCGAGTTTAGCAGCATAAAGTGGATCATTTTCTGTCATCGTTGGATTATCTGCTAATTTAGCGGGAATAAATTGCCGAAGCATTCCGCCCTCAGCGTCTGGCATCCTTCTTATTTCCATTGGTTTACAGCCATCAATAAAAGTTTGTTTAACAAAATCATGTCCAACGCCTCCAGGATTCGAACCACAAATAATTAATGGCAATTTTTGTTTAAATTGTGCGGGGACTACAAGCGAGCCAATACGACAACGACCACGTAAAAACCTATAAATCTTTTCGCTGAAGTGCGTAAGCTCATCTATGAGCAAAATATGAATTTCGGCACCCTGATATTTTACAACATCTTTCTCGTGCTGGCAGTGGCAAAGGTAAATTTTAGAACCATTCCAAAATGTTATCTCATCACTAGTAATTGTTGCGTGCTTCGATTTAAGAAAATCAATTAATAAAGCATTAAAACCGCTAGCACCCTCTATGTGATTTTTTGCAAGATCAGAAAATATTCGACGAAATAAATAAATTTGACAATTAGGAACTTGAAGGGCATATGATATCGCAATTAATCTCATTGCGTGGGATTTACCACCTCCTGCCGCACCACCGTATAAAATCTCGGTAGCTTTACTAAAAAATAGATCTTGTTGGCGTTTATGGAGTTTATTTGCCATTTATTTCATCGGAAACAATCAATTGAAATATCGGGACTGTTAAATGTTCAATTTCATTCTTTAAACTAAACTCATCTTTTGCCTTACGCTCCAATAACCATTTTGAATCTAAAACACTACCACTTTCTATAGCCTCAAAAACATTAATTTTGGATTGCATGACTAGATGACTTTTAAGAATCTCTTTTTTAGTCGAGAATTCTGGGTGCACCTTACAGTAGTTGTAAAGCGTGCTTTTATCTATACCCGCATGAAAACTTGCTTGCTCGTCATTAAATCCCCTCATAAAAGCATATTCCAATTTATCGACTACCTCTTTTGTCATTATAGTAGGTCTTCCAGCTTCTTTATGTTGACTTTTTGGTTTCTTTTTAGTCATTGTTTTTAACCATGTTTTTTCTTTGATTTACCTTTTAACATTTTATTAAAATCATTCACTTCAAGATTAATCATCAACCGTCTTTTTGGTTGCCTATCTTTCCTAAAAATTCTGCATTCAATCTTTGGTTTCCAAACACTAATTTTCAATTGCTCTTTTAAACTAGCAATTTCTTTTTCTTTTGCGATAAACTCGTTAATAGTAATTTCGGACATAATTTTTTTTTATTTTTAACCAAGTGCTAAAAAGTTATTAAATTATTTTTAATTGTCAAGTTAAATTTAAAGAAAAAAAAGTAATCAAAAAAAAGAAACATTATACACAATTAAGAAAGAGCTTTTTATTTTTTCTTTTGTTTAACTAACTTCTTT